GTGCTTTTTCTTGTATTTTTTTCTTTTTTGCCATAATTTTAACATTTTAATACTTCAACATTCATCTTTAAATTCTTAATTATACATCCATCTACTAAATCATAAAACGTATTAGAGCGATTTTCGTTGACAAAAGGGATGTCTATCCGTTGTATTACAGCCGAATAGTCTAACAATTTTAGTTGTTTTTCCAATTCTTCAAACACCGGATAAATAATAGTGTCATATTTAACCGCCCGCCGTTCCTTTTCCGTTAAATTCAAATCTGTATAACAGCAAATTGCAATTTTAGGGATTGTAAATTTAACGCCATAAATGGTCGTTTCTTCAATCATCCCTTCACGGAAAACGACGACAGCAGGATAAATATCCATGTTAGATTTTAATCGCTCGACGTAATTAATTACGCTTTGCGTCGTTCCAGCATAGAAATTTACCTTGTATCCGAGTTTTTCGGATACGATCGCCGTCGCTTCTTCGATTATGTCTATTGCAGTTGTCATATATTCAAATGATTTATTTTAACAAAAATATCAGTAGCTGGATATTCGTCGCCAATAATAGCCGAATAGATTACTTTTGTGCGTTCAACCATGTAATTCCATATTCTTTTTTGTAGTTCTATAGAATTATTCCTTATCCCATTTTCCACGTTCATTTGCACTCCTCCAATTCCTGTATTTTTAGTCGCTTGCTGACGTGAATAATGAAACGCTAAATAATACGCTATCGGTGTACGAAAGTAATTTAATAACTTTTCTTGCTCTTCCGTTAGAGTTTCTCTTGTTGTAGACAAATCAATAACGGATTGCGCAAGGTCTTCATCGCCATAGAAATCAATTAAATATTGATATTCATAAACCTCCGCTAAATCGACTAATGATTTGTAAACACTGTCAATTAGCGGTTCGCTTACATTTGCCACTTGTCGCAAATTAGGAATTGAGGCGTCGTTTTTAAAGTCTTCTATTCGAGGTATCATGATTTTAACTTATTGAGTGAATGTCGCTTCTATTGTAATTGATTCCGTGACTGATTCTACATAATAAATGCCTTCTTCAATGAAAGGCATTATGTCTACACTGTTAGCTGTCGCCGTCGCAAGTTCATATCCTTCGGCTGGGGTAAATGTAAATCCTATATCTTCTCCGTCTGCAATATGTGTACAATCTGGGTCTGCCGTTACCGTACCATTTTCAGGTGTCGGAAGCGTAATAGTCCAGTGCATCTTGACTTCTTGCCCTGTGGTATAAGATTTTACTCCAACAATCGAAATCCATGCCCTTACGTAATAAGTATTGCCCGCTGTTAATCCTGTTATCTCCTTTGCAAAATTTAATCCGGTAAAGTCGCCCGTTGCAATTGCTACATTTGTAGGTGATGTAAAGTCTGCATCTGATGCATATTCAAAACCTACACTGTCTCCAGTATCAAGCGCTTTTGTGATTGAACAATTCAAGGTTAAGGAAGTATCTGCAAGGTCTGTAATTGATATTGCGCCTAAGGCTATGTTTGCGGGGGTCGTAAAATACCAATATCGTATTGTATATTTTTTCGTGCCGCCCACTGTCGTATATCCTTTAACGTAATATGTTTTATTTCCTTCCAAATCCTCCAAAGAAACAGTAAAAACGCCGCCGCTTCCACCTCCTGCATGGTCAACGGCGTTTGTGAAATTAACATTATCTGCTATGCTTATTCCTGCGGCGGAGTAATCGGCTTCCTTCCCAGTAACCGTTAATTCAATGTCAATACTCGAATACGTAAGGTTCTGATATTGCATTAATGAAACATACGGGGTAAAAGGATAATCGCCTTTATAATCAAAGTTTATTCCGCTCATGGTGTTAATTTTTAATGGTTATTCCGTTGTTTTTTCTTCCATCTGAACTGCGTCGAGGTCTTCATTCAAAGGAGAAACAATTGCTACGTTTTGCGTAGCTGCTCCGCTTGTAATCATAGCTTTGCAATTCGCAAAAGTTCCTTTAATGATACATCCGGTATCATTGCCTTTTACATATAATACTCCTCTTAATTCGGCACGAATGGTAATGCGGTTATTTGTAAAGTCATCATCATCATAGCCAACCGCAAGGTCATAATCTTTACGAACTTTGTAGTTCACCTTCATCGAATCCATTACAAGAAATGTTCCTGCTGTGATTCCGGTGTTTTCGATTATGGTACATCCTTTAAATTTCGTTCCGTCTGCGGTTGTAAAAGGAGGTAAAATATATGCTCCATTGGTAGTTTTTGTAACATCCATCAAGGCTACATCAGCGGGATTCAGGCAAATATAATTAGGGCTTCCATGTGCTTTTGCAACTAATGCAATTGCAATACGCAAAACATCTAAATCATTTGCATCTTGAATTTTGTGATAAAATTCTGCGTTGACTGAATTGGTAACGTTAAATGCTGTTGCAAATTCCAAAATACCTTTTAATTGCGTCGGGGTATCGGTTCCGCTTCCTGCTAAAATTTGAGCATCTTCGTAAAGCATCAACTTTTGCATTAAATCGGTGCGAATGGCATCCTCCATAAAGGGAATATCCTCTAATGCTTCTTCCGTTACTTTCGTATATGCTGTGATTTTTTGAACGGCTGCTGTTTTCAAAGCCCAATCTTGGTCTCTTTGATTTTTAGGGGTGTTTTCATCGGTCATCCCTGCATCTCCTTCTCCGGCGCCTTGTTCATACCATTGGTGAACTGCTCCGGTTGCTGTTCCTACATTGATAATATTACGCAAAAAAGGCTTGCGTGCAGGATACATGTTTATGTCTGTATCGGTTGAATAAAATGGGGCGAGGCTGTCTACGTTTGCGCGGGTAATATCGCCAACATCTTTAATAATAACCTTTCCGCCAACCCCTTTAATAGCCTTCAATTTATCGGCGTTTTCTTTCAATATAACTTCGAGTTTGTTTGTTTTCTCGGTAGTTTTCTTTTCAGCCCCCAACTTGGCTATTAACTCTGTGTGTTCTTTAGCTTCTTCCTGTGCGGCTTTTAATGCTTCCTTTAATTCTGTTAGTTCTTTTTGCAATGAAACAACTTGTTCCTTGCTTTCCTTTGTTTCTTCTTTTACTTTATCGGAAATTAAAGCCTTTAATTCATTAGCCTTATTTTCCATTTCTTTTAATTCTTCTTGTGTCATTGTTTATGAATTTTTAAATTTATACTTATTTTAATGCCTTAATCATTGCGTCATAAAGAGTGTTTAGAATCAACGGCTCTCTAATCGTTTGAGTGCTTTCATGCGGCTCATCAACTTTAAGGTTTTTTATTTCTTCTATTTCAAGGGTCGGAGTAATCGGATTACTGCCTAATAAAACCGCCGACCCTTCTATTAACTTGGCTTCTGTAACGGCATAGAAAACGCCACCTTGTATTTGTTCTTTGTTTGCTACATGCGAAATGTATTTATCATAATTGTCTTTGTATTCCTTTGCCCATTTTTCTTCTGAATTTATACAAAGATAGATGTTTACATATTGCATTCCGACTGAATGCTGGTCAACGTTTCCTCTTTTGTACATGTCAAACATGTAAGCGTTATCATTGATGGATATATTTGCATCAAAAACAAGGGCTTGCGTTTCGCCTTCATATTTATATCCCAACTCTTTCCATGTTATTGTTTCGGTTGTGGCTTTCACATCTCTGCTAATAACGTGGTCAAATTTCATTAAATGTTCTTGTAAAAGATATATTTTTCTTTTTTCTTGTAGCGATTTTTTCCAAAGCCCTTTAATGTGAACATCTTGATGCGAATCGTATAAATTTGTGGTATTAATAATAGCTTTTACTTTTATCTTTGTAGCATCGGTCGTCGATACAATTGATTTTTCTTGCTTAAATTCGTCTCCTACAAACATAAAAGGGTCGGCTTGCTTAATTGTAGCCTTTTTCTCGCTTATGACGAGGTCGATATTGTTTATAAGATGTTCGTGATATTCCGTTATTGATTTAAAATTTTTCATTTCTGTATAGTATTATTTTTTTCAAGCTCCTTCAATTTCTTACGAAGCATAATTTTAACTGTTTCGCTTTTAGTATTCTTTATTGCTGCCTTTATATTTTTAATTGTCGTTTCCATCTTATGATAAGGTTAATGTTTTGCTGCTTTTAAGACTCATAATAATCGCCCTTTCGCTTTCGCTCATTTCTAATAATGTTTTATCGTATATAGGATTGTCGATTGCTTCCATATTTAACTTTGCCCTCCAATCATTTAAAGTAATTAAACCGCTGTCAAATTCAATCTTGCATCTCTCTGTAATAACTTTGTCTGATGTTTCCCGTTCGTATTTTGCTTGTTGTAAAACTGCAACCTCATCCCATAAGGCATCAAAATAAAATCCGTCATTTACAAGTCCCATAAATCTACTTTGATATGCCAACTCCTCATTAACCAAAGGAATAATAACATCGGAATACGTTTTTATTTCGGCGGTTTTTTGATTTGCAAATGTGCTGCTGTCTTCACGTGGAATTAACTCTTTGTCAATTTGGAAACATCCGGCTATTTGTACGGCATCGTTTAATGTTTCTTTAAACGGTTCAAGTTCTTGTATGTTCATCCCCATTTGAATGTACTCAATCGGGATAGAAGAAATTACGTGCTGTCTCTTATCGTACTCAACTCCATAATTAGCATAGAAATCGTCGTGCAATTGTTTCTTTTCTGAGGGAGTCATGGCTACTGCTCCGGTAGCGTCGCCCATTTTGCTGACAATAGCCCCCAATGCACCACGTTTTGTATAAATAACATTTCTTGCTTCGTAAACACTCATTAAATTTGCTATTGGATATTTTTGCGACTGTAAACGGCTAAATGCTTTTAAATATCTGCTATCAAAATCAATATTGTCTTTGATGTGTAAAATACAATTAGGATCTAATGTATACCTTAATCCATTCGTTTGTAATTCGTAACCTTTTATTATTTCTTCCTTTGGCTTCCCGCTATACAAGTCAGGGTTATAATTCCATGTTTTAATATCCACATTGTGCGAAGGCAATACATAAAAAGCATTGCAATATTTGTATAACTTGTCTTTGAACATCGGGTCGGTAGCTGCATAGCAATACGAATTTCCATTTATCAAACGCATCAAAATGCTATACGCCACATAATCTTTAAAAGAATAATACGGATTAACATTTTCAAGCAGCTTATTTAATCGTTCGTTATTCCAAACAACCTCATCCGTTTTGAATGATTTTATAACGATTTGCGGTTTTTTGGCACGTTCAACAATAAAGTTAATTGGAAATTGTACTTCGCTTATTTCTTTGTAGATTGTATACAAGTTTTTACCTGCATAACCCGAAAATCTTCCGATAATGCTATCAATATCAACGCTCTTGATGTTATAAAAAGACGAATAAGGACGCTGCAATTTGCTTGTCAGCTTCCTATTCGCTCCTTTTCGTTTTATTTCATAGCCGAATAAATTCATGC